TTAGTCCATCGAACGGCGAAGACGTTCGGCGAAAATATCAACGGCTTCAGTTCTCATTTTCTTAGTAACATGTACATATTTATCCATAGTAGTAGAAATCCTCGAATGGCCGAGTCTTTCTTGAACAATTTTCGGTTTTACTCCATCCTCTAAGAGCATTGTTGCATGCGTGTGTCTCAAAGAATGGAAGTTAAAGTTAATACCTAAATTCTTCTTGATTTTACTTGCTGACCATTTTATTGAATTTGGTGTGACAGGCTGTCCGTTTTCTTTAGTACATACAAATGAACTTTCATAATAAAACTTTCCATATCTCATTCTGTTTTCTAATTGTCTTTTTTTATGGCTTTTTAACTCTTCAAGCAGCATGTCATCAATACTGATGGTTCGATAACTAGCCTGCGTTTTGGGTGTTCCTATTTGTATCCCATTCTTGTCTTGTAACATAATTTTAGTGATAGTTAAAGTCTGATCTTCAAATGACACATTGTCCCAGGTCATCCCACAAACTTCGCCGCGACGCAACCCTGTGTGGAAAGCAATGACAAGAGGAATGTGAAAAGAATCCGAAATAGGGGTGTTATCTAAAATTTTAAGGTACTGATCCATTGTTATAATTTTCATATCATCTCTTGACTGTTTTGGTTTAGAAGGGAATGCCGGCATTTCGACATAGTCCATTGGATTGCTATTAATTAGTTGATAAGGGAAGACTGCTCTTCGAAATGCACCTTTTAGGACAGTGAAGATAATCTCTACAGAATGTTTTGAGAGCTGTTTATTAAATCCTTCAGGTAGTTTATTTACAAGCTCCTGCAATTTCGCAGGGCCTATTGATTGGAGTAGGTATTTCCCAATTTCTGGCTTCACGTATTTATCAATTACATTTTTATAGTTTTTTTGCGTATTATACTTAAGTTTCTTCTCAACATAATTTTCGAACCAGTAATCGAAATAATCAGAAACACTAATATCTGTTAAATCCACTTTACCGCCACGTTTATATTCGTTCAGCGCTTCTCTTAGATGTTCTTGTGCCTCAGTTTTTGTATTCCATCCACCTTTTTGTATACGCTGACGTTTACCGCCAACTTTTGCCATTTCAATTGTATAGTGCCATTTGTTGCCAATTTTTCTTACATGACCATTCATAACAAACGCTCCTTTTGTATTCAGATTAGCATTGATGTAAACAAACGTATGTTCTTTTCGTTGTTAAAAGAAAAGCCCGAAGGCTCTTTTTGTGGTATAATTGGATGGTATATTTATCATCCAATTATGAGGTGTTTTGTATGACTGATAATGACAAGATAATTCATTTAGAAAACAAAATAAAAACTTTAGAGCTTCAACAAAACCAATTAATAAAGATTGTTCTGCATAGTACGCCAGAATGGGCTCAAGAATCACTAAAGGCTGCCAAATCTGCTGGATTGGTAGAATTACCATTCATGGGAATCAGTAGTGATGGTTCTTATGATTTCTATAGAATTCTTGACCTATTATATAGATTAAAACTACTCCAATAGTGATTTGAAGTTGTCAACTATTTCGTCCAAGGAGTTTATTCTTGTATCTAAAGCCAATCTGTTAGAAAGTGATGGACTCTTTTTGTCTATTTCATCTTTTGTAACATTATGCCAAAGTGGTAGCACCATTTGTCTTCCAGTAGAACTTTCTTTGTTTAGAATTCCATCTAACTCATATCCAGTCCAATATTTTTCAATATATTTGGATGAGATGACTATTAAACCAAATTTCGATTTTAATAGTCCATTATCAATAGATTGACGTATGCTTTGTCCCCAGCCAATGTTACTTTTGTCACGCCAAATTGAGAATCCTTCTTTTTTTAAAGATGCTTCCAATTTATCAATATAGTCTGAGTCTTCTGATGCATATGAAATGAAGATATCGTACTCTTTATCATTTAATGATGGATCATTAAGAACCTCAGACTGAATTACTTTCACTTCTTTGTCTTGGATCTGTTTCATTTTTGCTACTTGTTTATCGTAGGATTTTTTTAAATCTTTTTGGAATCTTTCGCTTTCATCAGTTCGTGCCTTACTTAGCTTCACTTGTGTATCTCCAAGCTCTTTTCTCTTTTTTGCAAGCTTACCTGAAATTTCAGCTACTTTACTCTTAGCATTAATGGATTTTTTTGTCTCTGATTCAATTGTGCGTTCTTTGGAACGAATCGTGGAAGCTACTTTTGAACGACTAATAGCATTTCGAGAATCAGCAACTTTTTTGTCTGCATCTGATGCTTTCTTTTGTTCACTTGCTAAATTTCTTTCTAATCGATTTATGTCGTTTAGTAATGTTTTTTCCTTTTGCTGTAATGAACTTATTGACAAAATACAAACTCCTTTCATACCGTGCTTTGCACGGTTATTTTTGTCCCCGAACCGGTAGTGCCAAGAGGGGAGGAGCCAGAAGGCTAATCTTTTTCTCGTAAGACTTTTTCAATGTCTTTTTTTGCTTGCACATAGTAGTTAGCCACTTGCTTGGCAGATTTGTGATCCAAGTCCACTTTTTCCATATAAATGATTGCTACATCGTGAGCAGCTTTTCTAATTTCTTCATCTGACATTTCGATTCACCTTCTTTCAGATGGAGATCAAACTTCACTCTGTGGTGAGTATCGATGGATTATTATTCTGCTTTGCCTGTGATTTCGTATTTGTCCACAGTTACCGCCGGAATGGTAATTTGCCCACCTAGGGTTGATTCATAGTCAGTAACTCCTCTTGACTCACCATAAATTGTAACTAAATCATTTTCTAGAACACGACTAGTCAATTGTTCGCTAGATATTTCAATTAACACCATATTATCGTAATCTTGTCCCACTGCTAGTCTATACTGCGTATAATCATCACCCTCAACAACTTGTACAATTTCTCCCGACAAAGTTACTTTTTCCCCTTCATTATCTTCAGGATTTCTCGCTAGGTTATCGTAAGTTATTCCTGTATTATAATCAGCAATATTCACTTCAGTAGGAACTGATGATTCTTCTTCAAATTCACTGTCAAAAGTAAATTCATCGTCAAGTTCATCAGATGATGAATCCGTTTCAGCACTTTCGCTTACAGAAGTAGCTATTTCTGATTCTGAACTTGACTTGCTAGCCGTTTCAGTTGGTGCGGTCACTCCAACGCCTATTGCACCCAATACCATTACTATAAAGGATATTCCTAAAACAATAAGACTAACTTTTTTATTCTTTTTCTTTAGTAATGCAACTACAAGCATAACGATTCCGACAATCAGAGCTAAAAAGCCCATAGTCATTATAATACCCATAAAGTCTTGCATTAAAACCCCTCCAATAAATTCAAATTTTACTCCCACTTATGGCAGGTAGTGATAGTCGCCTAAACTTATTACCCGAATGACTCTTGATATGCGTAGTCAAACGCAATTTGTTTTATTAAATCTTCATAAGCAAGATCGAGATCATTTTGTTCTATAAATTGCATGTAGTTAAACTGATGGATATCTATGTCAGTAAGCGAAATATAAATTTTAACAAGTTCAGTAATCATAAAACAATCAGCCTGATATTCCATCTTTGAATGAAACTCATTCATTTTATAAATACCTACCAGATCATCATGTAAAAATCCATGCCCAGCTTCATGTAGAATTACTTTTATTTTTTCAAAATCATTAAGATCTGAAGAAACAAACATTGTTCTAATTTCTGAAATGTAACATCCAGGTCTGTTTAAATCGGAAAATACTAAAATAATGCCGTACTTTTCGAGAAGCGCTTTAACTTCTTCCATTATGAGCACCTCATTTTATTTGCCGTATTTACCTTTCAAGTAAGCACGAATGATCTCTCTATCGTGATCGGTGATAGGTTCTCCATCGAAGCTCATGGCATTATCAAGCATTCTGTCAAGATCTGCGTCTGTGTATTTATTTTCTTTAGTTGAGTCGCTACTTTGTTTGTTTTTAATGTTTGTATTTCCTAATAAATAGTCTGTCGAGACTTCAAAAAGAGCGGCGATAGCTTTCAATTCATCAGCAGATACCTTTCTTTCGCCGCTTTCTATTCTATTCATTATAGACTTATTCATATTAAGACGACGTGCAAGTTCAGCTTGGGTCCAGTCTTTTGATTCTCTTAAATTTATAATTCTTTTTGAGAGATTAGGCATAAGTAACTTTCCTTTCATCGTTGTGATTAACACAACTATATAATATCATGTTGCAGAAAAAGAAATAAAAAAGTTGAGGAAATATCAATTTATCTATTGACATTGCTGAAACTGCAACGTATACTATGTACATAGAGTTGCTAAAACAGAAATGAGGTGATTATATGAGCGTTACCGTGAATCTATCGCTGATAAAGAACGCTAGAGAAAAAAAGGGTTATACCCAGCAAACAATGGCGGATAAATTAGGGTTAAGAGACAAGTCTAAGTACTCTAGACGCGAGAATGGGGTATATTCTTTTCAACTAGAAGAACTTCCGCTGCTTGCCAAAGCCTTAGATATACCTTATGAAAATTTTTTTGGCTCAAACGTTGCTAAAACAGAAACGGATAAGGAGGTGGTCTGATGAAAGACAAGCCACAAATGATTCGAGCTTCAATTGATACACGTTTCTTGAATCAATACATCAAAATGCTGATACCAGCTATTCAAAGAAAATTTGGTGTTGAACCAGGAATCGAAGGTTCGCTTTTTTCAGATAAAAATAGCATTGATGAAATGCATATCTTATTTTTATCAACTGATGAACAAGCGCAAGATATTTTCGACTTTATCAATTCAAAATGGCAATTCGAGAGTGAGCCTCAACTTATTTCATAACTACATTTTATGGTAGTTAAACTGCTATGAAAATTGACAACTGAATACAAAGGAGTGATGAAATTGGTCGTTTCAACAAACGAAAAACGGATAGCGACAATTTTTAGGAACGAGGTAGACCGTCAATCAATTAACCAAAGAGCCATGGCAATAGACATGAATGACTCTCCTCAAAATATAAGCCACAAATTGAATGGGCGACGTCGAATGGGGTTAGATGGAGTAATCGACATGGCTGAGTATCTTCAATCGCCTAACTTAGACTTTGAAGCAGCAGCTGAAATGTTCTATACACCGAGACCACTTAACAGAAAGCGCCGAGATGATCACCCACTCTCAAAAATGGTCGGACAAGACAAAGAAGAAATGGAACGTATAGAAATCGAAAAGAAATTTGAGATATGGGATTTACTGTCAATACCAAATGCTGATTTAACATCAATTGAACGAAACGAAATTAAAGATTGGCTAATCGAATCAGTTGATGAGATTTCTTCTGAAGTAGCTGTTTTCATCTCTACTTGTAATCGATACGGGTTTAATTCAAGGGAGGTCGTCAAGGTAGCTGAATCAAGGGAAAGGAATGATTAGATGCTTGCGTACACATTACCGGAACTAGCTAGCGAGTACAGAACGTCAAAAGACAACATTTACATTTTGGTCGACTTAGGTCTGATAAAGACAGTTCAATTTAGTTCTCAAAAACTGGTTAGTATACGTGAAGCCGAAAGGTTTTTATTCGAAAATGCAGGAAAAAGTTTTAGAAATGTGATTTCAGAAGAAAAACAGCGCAAAGAGTTATCAAAACTAAACAAAAATATTTTGGAAATGAAAAAGGAGGGAACAGCATGAAAAATAAAAAAATCGCATTAGGAGTTACCGCTGCATTGTTACTAGGATCAACTGTAGGATTCGCAGCAGGTGCTGGGTTCTTCGATAACGCAACAACTGTTGAACAGAACATCTACAAACTGGCTAACATTGCTACGCAGAACAAACAGAAGGCTGCAGACGTTCAAAGCAAACTTGATCAAACGACTGGGCAACAAAAGAACCTTCAAGATCAACTAGACAGCCTGAAACAGCAATTGGCAAACAAACAAAACGAGGTCAATGCAAAGCAGTCTGAAATCGAAGCCAAACAACGTGAAGTCGAATCTAAGCAACAGGAAATCACGCAGAAACAGCAAGAGGCAGATAAGCTGCGTAACGAAATATCCAGCGCACAAAACGATTCAGCGCAAAAAGACGCACGCATGGCGGAGTTAGCAAATTTGAGCCAACAAAAAGTAAACGAGTTGGGCCAGTAGGGGGCACAAGCATGAAGAAAATAAAAATTATCCGTGGATTTGGAATAGCCTTTGTTGCCGGACTAGTACTGATGCTGAAACTCAGCTCGATCCAATCGTTAAAGGTTTTAGTAATGATCATTTGCATAGCAGCAGCAAGCGTTTTAATCCCAACTACTATGATCTACGACGAGAAAGAATACGAACAACGCACAAAAAAAGAGACTTACTAGCCTGCAAGCAAAAGTAAGTCTCAAATGGAATAACATTCTAGGAGGATTATATCATGTTTAATTACGATACCGCAATGGCAGATCCAGATAGTCATATTTTTGTAAATGTATCACAAAATACTGACAAAGACTCTCCTGATAATTTAGAAGGGTGGGGTGATGATGGTGAAAAAATCAACAATCGAAATGACGCACAACGAATGGCTTGAAGACAGAAGAAAAGGTATTGGCGGGTCTGATGTTGGAACTATTCTTGGATTGAATAAGTGGAAATCACCTTATCAACTATGGCTAGAGAAAACAGGACAAGTAGAACTGGATGAATCAAATAGCGAACCAGCCTATTGGGGCAATGTTTTAGAAGAAATAGTCGCAAAAGAATTTACTGAACGAACGGGAAAAAAAGTTCGGCGTCGCAATCAAGTATTTGAGCACGCGTTGCATCCATTTTTGAGAGCTAATATCGATCGGGATGTTGTGGGTGAAAACGCCATTTTAGAATGTAAAACAGCGAATAGCTTTTTATCAAAAGAATGGGATGGCGAAGAGATCCCCATGAGCTATCTTTGTCAAATACAACATTACATGAATGTTTTAAATAGAGAATTTGCGTACATCGCTGTCTTAATTGGTGGACAAAAGTTCATTTGGAAAAAGGTAGAACGGGATCAAGAATTGATTGACATAATAACTGAGCGACTAGTCGAATTTTGGGAAATCAATGTTATTACAGGAATGGAACCACCTATCGATGGTAGCGACGCTACCGCCGAGTTTATAAAGAATCACTATTCAACAGAGGGAACCGAAGAAATCAGTTTATCTAGCGAATATGACGAATTGATCGAAAGTAAACGGGACCTAAAGAAATCAGAAAAGGAAATTCAGACTCAGATTAAGAAGATCGATAACCAAATAAAATCGGAACTTGGAAAAAATGATGCAGTGGTCGGTATAAGCCCTAAATTCATTGTTTCGTGGAAGTCACAAGAACGGACTTCACTTGATAAAAAGCTGTTAGCTGAGAAATATCCAGAAGTAGTAAAAGATTCTAGTATTTACAAAACGTCTAGTTTTAAACGACTAGCTGAAAAGGAGATCAAATAAATGGCCACAAATGATACTTTAAAAAATCAGTTAAGCGAACAGAAATCGCAAGAAGTCAGCGCTCAATCATTAGGGTTCAAAGCATTAATGAATACACCAACTATGAAAAAGAAGTTTCAGGATATTCTCCATGAGAAGTCAGATTCCTTCATGGGATCATTGATGACTTTAGTTGGAGGAGACAACTATCTTTCAAATGCAGAACCAATGACAATTATTGCTTCTGCATTAAAAGCTGCGACCATGGATTTACCCATTGATAAAAATTTAGGTTATGCATATGTCGTTCCATTTAATAGAAAAGAAAAAGTTGGAAAAGACTGGGTCACACATAATGAAGCGCAATTCATACTAGGATACAAGGGATATATTCAACTAGCCCAACGTTCTGGTCAGTACAAAGCATTGAATGCTTTAGAAGTGTATGAAGGTCAATTGATTGAATGGAATCCCCTAACAGAAGAGTTTATTTTTGATTATTCAGCCAGGGCTTCAGATAAAGTCATCGGTTATGTAGGTTTCTTCGAATTATTGAATGGATTTAAAAAAACAGTTTATTGGACGAAACAAGAAATCGAAGCTCATCGAATTAAAAATGCTAAAGGTTACGATAAAGAAAAATTAACAGGCGCTTGGAAAGATAACTATGATTCGATGGCCATAAAAACGGTACTACGTAATCTTCTTGCTAAATGGGGAATCTTGTCGGTAGAAATGCAGACAGCAGTGACTTCCGATGAAAAAGTATTCCGACTTGATGATAATGACGACTTGATTGAAGAGACCGCATTGAATGAAGCTGAACCAATCAAAACTGATAGAAAAGAAGCAGAAAAGGTTAATGAAAAACCGACCAATGAAAATCAAACTGCTCTATTTAACGATAAGCAGCCACCATTGAAAGACGATAAATACCCATTTTAATAGAGGGAGTTTTCTCCCTCTTGACTATTAGATAGAAAGGAGGTCTCATTTTGGACTACATCAGACAGATTAATGCCTTCGAAAATTGGCTTGAATATAACGAGCTCGGCGCTGGTCCCCAACTGCTTTGGTATAAGCTCATGGCAATAGCAAACAAAAGTGGATGGCAGAGCGAATTATCGATTGCCAATACAAGGCTACAATCAATGACTAAAACGTCTGAGAAAACTTTGATTAACAACAGAAATCAGTTAATCCAAACTGGACTCCTTCAATATAAAAAGAGAGGACGTACAAAAGCAGGGTTGTATGTTTTATCTGATATAACTGGAAATTTTCCAGTAAAAACGAAAGTAAATAATCTTACTACTGGAAAAACTACAGTAGATTCTACAGTAAATGTGAAAGTAAATCCTACAGTAAATAGTTCAGTAGATTCTACAGTAAAACCTTCAGCTTATATAAACAATACAATACAAGACAAAACAAAAGATAATCATGATGATGAAAAATCACCTCTTCGTGTAGCAAACGAATACTGGGGTCAAAATCGACCACTGAACAGCGTGCTACAGGATGCGATTTTGAGATGGTGTAATCAATGGCCAAACGAGATGGTCGTTTATGCAATGGAACTGACCTACCACAATTCAGTTGATGTCAAAGGGGTGAAAGCTTACGTCAGTGTCATATTGAGTAAATGGTCAGAAAAAAATATAGACACTTTGGAAAAAGCCAAAGCTAATACAAAACCCAAAAAGACAGGGCATTCAAACAAAAGAGTAGAACAACTGCCGGATCACATTGCCAATCCACCGAAAGAAATTCCTTTTGATCCAGCTAAGGAAGCAGAACTCGATAGAAAATTACAAGAATATTTAAGTAAGGAGTGAGCACATGACTATTCGTAAACGAACCAAATATGGCAACAAAAAAGTTTATCGTTACGGTCATTGGTTCGATTCAATCGCTGAGGCTGACTATTATCCTATCGCCGTTGCCTATGCAAAAGAGTATGGCTATGAGCTGAAAATGCAGGATCGCATTGATATTCTACCGACTTTAAAGCTAAACGACTGGGCGATTAAAAAGACGCAGTACGTCGCTGATTACTCCTTCTATCACCGAGGGAAAATCGTCCGCCTTGTGGATGTAAAAGGCGTAGAGACAAAAGATTTCCGCTTGAAAGCCAAGATGATCGCTAGAGAGATAGGCATAGTGATTGTCCTAGCAAAAAAGACCCGATATGGATTTGTTCACTACCCTTTCAATATGCCAACAAGCAAGAGAAAAGAGGCTCGCTTATGAGTAAAATGAATAGCCAACGCTTAGAGATGGTCCTACTCTATATCGATAACTTTATAAAAGAACATGATTATCCACCGACAATTCGGCAAATATCAAAAAACACAGGAATCCCTTCCACTTCAACTGTCAGCGCCTATCTCTGGCAATTGAAAGCCATGAACCTATTAAAAATTGAACCAGGAGCTTTCAGAACTATCCGAATGACCGAAAGCGGAAGAGATCGCGTCAAGGAGTTGAAGTGTTCATGAAAATGACAGATAAAGAGCGTTTTAGACACCTGATGGCCCATCCGAATTATTGGAAAGACGAGACAATCCAGAAAGAGGCTAATGCGCTAGGTAAGATAATCTGGAACCAATCATCAAAAAGACCAAGAAAAATGATTCAAGTGAGTCTTGGAGATAAGGTCGTTTTAACTGGAACTTGTGTTGAAATAGCGAAACGGTCAAATCTCTCTGAAACACATATCAAGAACTTAGCTAGACAAAACGGAATGGATAGTTTTGGAAAAACGTATAGGTATCTGGAGGGGCCACTATGAAGTTATGGGAGCGTCGGAGAATTGATCGACAAGTACGCTTGTTTATCAAATCTATGCCTGAGAACTATAAAATTTATACGTCCAAAGAGCAAATTATTAGCGAAATTCTAGCAGCAAATGATTGGTTTATAACTATTTCAAAACCTATGGAAGTGATTCGGGAGGAAGTAGAAAAATGTTTTGATGTACACATGAAAATTTAGGAGGAAATAAACAAATGAGAACAGTTATTCAAGGGAAAGAGATCACCGTTACGATAAAAGCGGATAGGGAGTTAACAACACAAGAAATTATCTCGGCGCACCAATTATCAACAGGGAATTTTGAAGCCTTATTTGTGGCGGAAGATTCAGAAATTCCACAACAATCACAACCGAATAAACAAAAGAACCAACAAGAACAACATAGACCTGGCTGGGTTGAAAAAGGAACTCAAGTCGAAGCAATAAAGGAGGAAAAATATGATTAAAGTAATTCTGTGTTCAATGATCGTATCAGGATTAGTGTCGTTCAGCATAATGAAGTTCCATATGAGAATGCTTGAAAAATGGATGGATAAATTTTTTGAAGAGGAAACCAAGTATATAAAAAGCTACCTGTCTAAAGACAAGTAGCACAAAAGTTTTTTCCAAACGAAGTGATCGAAACTAACCCCATGCCTATTTCAGGGCCAGATACAAATGGATATTTTTCACTTGAAAGCTCATTATTATTTATCCGTAGATTTTGCAAATCAATCGATTTTTTTACATCGTTATACTCTTTGGTCAGCTTAAATTGATCGTAAATATTATCAATTTTGCGGTACCTAGTATAGTCCAAAGTAACTAAACCTAATCGATTTAAATTGTCTAACGAAGCACTAAGTAAAATTTGATCAGTACAATTCTCATTTGCCAAAAAAAGATTTGTTCTAGCAATTTTGTACCCTTCGTCGTCAAAATTAACAATGAGTCTACAAATAAGCTCTTCACCTTTATTCTGGTTTATTAATTTCAGATTTTCACCGTCTAGAGGGGTTAGTTGTTTTATTATTTCGACATATGATGTATGGGTGATAGTCTCTTTAGTCTTGTCCATAGAGGAAGCAATAAGCTCAGCAAACATTTCTCTAAGTTCTTCCTCTTCAATGTAGTACTTTGAGGCTTCCACTGCTGGTCCTACAATAGATAACGGGGGCTCTTTGAGATTTTCCTCTGGTATAGCAACAATTTTTTGTGCAATTGAGTCTTTGTAGAGTTGCATATTAAGCTCTCTTTTGGCTCGTTTTCTATCAGCTACTTCATGAAGTCTATCGAATCCAACAAGAGTCATAACATCATCTAAGGCTTGACCTGGACCTGTAGCTTTGGAGAAAGCAGCAGTAGCGAATCCAGCTCCAAAAGTCATTAAGTAGTTAGTAATAATTGGCTCCAAACATAAGCACATCCTTTTTTAATAATCATAACAAAAATCCGAATCAGAAACTATAAGAGATACAAACCGTCTATTACAAAACGAAACAATAGCAAACAAAAAAGACTAATAGAAATTAGCCTTAAATCTCGCCTTTAGAACGTTTTGTGGCAAGTACCATATTCAAAACAAAGTTTACAAAAAATAAAAAGCTAGCAACCTTTAGTATGGTACTAATGCCATTTGAGAATATTAAAAATAAGGAACAAACAAAATTAACTAAGGCAATTAAAAGGAAAATATTTAGCAAAGATCTTTTTTTCAAAGTGGTCACTCCTTTTTTTAATATCATAATAAAAGAATACCATAATCAATTTAAAAATAGGAAATTAATTCCGTAATCGTCGCCAACTGCATAGAAAAAGGCAACCAGTGGTCGGTTGCCAGTGAGCTAGTTGAAATATGCTTGCGCCCATTGAAGGAAAAGCCCAGCTCACAACGATTATATCACAAAAAAACACCAAGCTTTCGCTCAGTGCTAAACGTTATCTAGTCAATAACATTATAGCACAAGGAGCGGATGGCATGATAGCGCTATTGAGAGAAGTCGATTTTTATCAAACTAAATGTAATGCAAGAAAAATATTGAAAAATTATCGTAAGTGGGTACGTATAGCGGGAAAGTCAATGATAGATATTAAATCACCAGTCATGTCAGACATGCCAAAAGGCGATAGATGGGGAAACAAGGCGGAAGACGGAATGATCCAATTTATGGAAGCTGAAGCTGAAAGAGATGCTATTTTAGCAGCTTTGATGTCTTTGGGAATAACAAGTCGTCAAGTTCTCTATTACCGCTACTGTGCACCTGATAGTTATTCTAATTATAAAATCGGCCGTGAAATTGGCTACTCTGAGCGCAGCGTTGAAAGACTAATGTCAGAAGCTCTAATTGAATTTGCTGAAGCTTATAAAAAAGGCAGATTGATCGCATATCGTTGAACAATTATTTTGGCGGTTTTTTGCGGGATATTTGGCGGTTTAATCACGTTTTTCTGCTATATACTATTATTATCAAATTAGTATATTTACAGCTAGTCAGACGAACATCATAAACAGGACAACTGCTAAAAAGCGGAGTAAATGAACAACCATCTGAACTAGCTGTTTTTATAGAGAGCATCAAAATTTATAGGCTACTCACATAACCTATAAAAAACAGAAGGAGGTGAACAGCTCCTTTCTCTGTTTCTACAATCTTAGGCGGCACAATTAAAAAAATAAAGAAGGAAGTGAATAGCTCCTCTTCCTTTAAAGTTCACGTGCCGCTGTCTATTAAATTATTTAAGGAGGGGATTGTATGCATCATTATATTACTAAATATCAAGATGAAAATGGAAAATTGAGAATTGTATCATGGTTACAAATTAATCTATTTAACAAATCTTACTGTTTTTCAAAAAAAGAGCTAGCTGTCCCTAAAGACAACTAGCAGTAATCTTATTTTTTGGTCCATTTGTTTCCTGGCTTAGAAGTTGGAGGAAGTCTGTCTCCTTTATCGATAGTAGCATTATGACCTTTAGGAACATTTCCTCCTTTTGGGCCAACTTCTTTGTACTTACCGGCAGGCTTATTATCTTCTCACTGTCGCCTTACGCGGATGGCGTGTCGTTTCAGAATATAACTCAAGGATCCGTGTTAGAGGTCTGACTCGAAAAAGAAAAACGCCTGACGAGGTGACCGATAGTTTACTGGTTTTTAATCGGTGATAATACATAAGCAAGATCGCTTAGGCGGTCTTTTTTTATTTACAAAACAAATGTTGCGTTAGCGAGGTGGTGTCACATGTGAAGAAATACGAACAGGCTTTTGATGATTATAAAAAAGGCCTTAAATATCGAGAGATTGCCGAGAAATATAATGTATCAATTAGCACAGTAAAAACTTGGAAGTCTCGACATTGGTCTAAAGAAAAGGTTGCAACCAAGGATGCAACTATTCCAAACAATAAGGGGGCGCCAGAAAGTAATAAGAATGCTGTTACGCATGGGTTATTTGCTAATTGGCTGCCGGAAGAAACCTTAGAGATCATGAACGAGGTTGCAACCTCTAAACCAGAGGATATCCTTTGGAATAATATTATGATTCAATACACGGCGATCATTAGAGCACAAAAGATTATGTATGTTTATGATGGCGACCTTTCGAAAGAAGTATCTAAATGGTCTTCAAGTGAAAGCGGTAGTTCCGAGGAATACGCTATCCAGTATGCCTGGGATAAACAAGCAAACTTTATGAATGCTCAATCACGTGCTATGAGTACACTTGCCAATCTTATTAAACAGTTCGTAGCAATTGCCGACGAACAAGATGAGCGGCGTAAGAAACTTGAATTAATGAATACTCAAGTCGATATAGCGAAAGCTCAATTGAAACAATTAGATGACGACTATGATCCGACAGAAGAACAGACGATTATTATTGATGACATACCTGTAATAGAAAGTGAGGTTGAATCTAATGGCAATGAAAGTCGAGAAGAAACCTCAGATTAAACTTACTGGTTTGATTAATCCTCACTTCTATAAGATGTGGCACACGCAATGTCCATATGTTTTGATGAAGGGTGGACGTGGGTCTTTTAAATCATCTGTTATTAGCTTGAAATTAGCGACAGAAATGAAGAAGCATACGCAGGCAAAACATAAGGTTAATGTTGTGTGCATGATGTCTCAGCACAAATACTTACGTGACGCTGTTTATCTACAAATTAAATGGGCGTTGAATATGTTGGGTGTTGCCAATGAATACAGATACCGTATGGCTCCTTTAACGATTATTCATAAGCGTACAGGATCAGCGTTTTACTTTTATGGCGTTGATGATCCATTGAAACTTAAATCTAATGCTATAGGCGATATTATCTCGTTGTGGTATGAAGAAGCTGCTAACTTTCAAAGCAGTGAAGTTTTTGACCAAACAAACGCTACGTTCATCCGTCAACGTTCTGAATGGGTAGATCAAGTAAAAGTTTACTATTCATGGAATCCTCCCAAGCATCCTTATGACTGGGTAAACGAATGGGTAGAGAAATGTAAAGAGCTTGATGATCACTTAGTAGATCACTCAACTTACTTAGATGATGAATTGGGTTTTACCGAATCACAACAATTAAAACTCATTCAAACTTATCGTGACAATGACGAGGACTATTACAAGTGGCTTTATTTAGGTGAAGTAATTGGTCTTGGTACTCTTATATATAATATGACTCATTTTAACTCTTTGGACGAATTACCAGAAGATGACTATATTACTCAAATTTGTTTTTCCATTGATAGTGGGCATCAAATATCAGCTACAACGTGTGGTTGCTACGCCATCACTAGAAAGAACAATGTGATTCTGTTGGACACGTACTACTATTCACCAGATGGGAAGATAAATAAAAAAGCACCCGATGAATTGGCAAAAGATCTACATGATTTTATTGAAAAGTGTCAGACGGAATACAACAAGTTCGCTTATAAAATCACGATTGATTCCGCGGAAGGCGCGTTAAAGAATCAATATTATAAAGACTTTGGGGTAGCTTTCCACCCCGTTGCTAAAGCAAAGAAGGTTGACATGATTGACTATGTACAAAACTTACTCGCTCAGGGTAGGTTTTTTTATTTGGATACAGAAGCCAACAAAATATTTATTAAAGAGCACAGAGATTATCGATGGGATGAAGATACGTTGCATTCCGATGACCCAAAAGTTATCAAAATAGATGATCATACATGTGACCAGTTTCAATACTTTGTAAAAGATAATCTCAGCGATCTAGGTCTGAAATGGTAGGTGAAATCATGGGAGTAATTCAAACGATCAAAAATATGTTCAAGAGAGGAGTTGATAGTGTGAATATGAGCGTTAACGGAAAAGATATAGCGAAGATCACTGATCACCCAAAAATTGGGATTGATTCGCTAGAGTACGTTCGAATAGCGGAGAACTTCAAATATTACGCTAATTTATTTCCGGATATCAACTATAAAAGTTCATTCGGCGACAATAAAAAACGAGAATTTAAATCATTGAACGTGACTAAGACTGCTGCGAGACGATTGGCTAGTATCATTTTCAATGAAAAATGTAAAGTTACGCTGAACGATCCAAATGATAGAAAGGATGTTTCTAAAGAGATTAAAGAAGCATCTGAATTTTTGGACCAAACATTATACGACAACAATTTCTATAATTTGTTCGAATTGAATCTTGAGAAAGGTATCGCTGCAGGAGGATTTGCTATGCGTCCTTACATTGATGGAGATAAGATTAAAATCTCGTGGATTCGTGCAGATCAGTTTTACCCGTTACGTTCAAATACAAACGAAGTTAGTGAGTGTGCTATTGCTACTAAATCAATTCAAACTGAAGGTGACACAAATTACTACTACACGCTCCTCGAATTTCATGAGTGGCAAGACGAAAAGTATGTTATCAGTAATGAGCTTTACAAATCTGACAACAGTAACGTTGTTGGAAAGCAAGTTCCACTGTCGATTCTATATCCTGACTTAGCTGAAACAGTCACACTAGAAGGCTTGCAGAGACCGCTTTTTGCATACTTCAGAACGCCTGGAGCTAATAATAAATCGTTAGAAAGTCCATTAGGGTCAGGCATTGTTGATAACTCAAAAGAGATTCTAGATACAATTAATACAACGCATGACCAATTCGCTTGGGAAATTCAGTTGGGGCAGCGGCGTGTTGTTGTGCCGGCAGAATTCCTTAAAACGGATGAATCGCATCCACCAATGTTTGATACAGATCAAAATGTTTTTGCCGGTGTGTATGGTGCTGAGAATATCGGGATCAATGATATCACTACACCAATTCGGACGGTTCAATATAAGGATGCTATTAGTCATTTGATTAAAGAGTTTGAGGTGCAAGTTGGTTTATCTGTTGGCTCAATGAACTATGCAGACGATGGGATTAAAACGGCAACAGAGATTGTTTCTAACAATTCTATGACTTATCAAACACGTTCAAGCTATTTGACGATGGTTGAGAAGGTCATTAATGAGTTAATACATTCCATTTTTGAGCTTGCCGGATATGGCGAGATGTTCGAAAGTGAGAAGCCTCTATTCTCGATTGATTATGAGAGTTATTTAGTCACAGTGAGCTTTGAAGACGGTCTATTCGTTGATCGTAACAAACAACTAGAGAATGATTTAAAAGCTGTAACAGCTGGCGTAATGCCAAAGAAACAATTTCTTATTCGCAATTACAATTTAAACGAAGATGAATTAGAAGATTGGTTAGCTGCATTGAAAGAAGAAATGCCCGAAGCGGGATCAACCGAACGGCGTAGTCAAGATGCCTTATTCGATTTAGGTGATTAATTATGATTACACCAGAAAAGATGCAAAAGACTGCGAATTCAATTATTAATATCTATTCAGAACTGGAAGACCGAATCTTTAACATCATAATCAAAGCGTTAAAACAGTCTCGTTTTCAAGATGTAGCTAAAGAAGATGTGCTTTTGTGGCAAGTAAATCAACTTTCTAAAATGGGTACATTAAACGATAAAGTTATTGATTTGTTAGCACGATATACAGGAGAGACTCAAGAAGCAATTGAGCAATTGATTAAGGGAAATGGTGTGAAAATCGTTGATGAAGTAGACCGTGAGCTTGAGCGAATGGTGCATAAAAGTATCCCAGTTTCAAATGAAATCAATCGTATTCTTGATTCATTAATCCGACAAACTTTCCAAGACTTAAACAATAATGTCAATCAAACATTAATCACTACTAATTTCAATGAAAATACAGTTATGCGAGCTTATCAAGCAATTCTCAAACAATCTACCATCGAATCCATGACGGGTCTTAAAACGCACGAGAAAGCCGTTAGAGATAACGTCTACAAAATGGTAGATATGGGGATCAAATCAGGTTTCGTTGATAAAGCCGGACGTGAATGGTCGATGGAGGCTTATTCTCGAACTGTCGTACAAACTACGTCACACAGAACGTTTAACGATCTTCGTTTGAAACGAATGGAGGACTTCGATTGTGTCACTGCATTAATGAGTAGTCATCCATCTGCTAGAAAAGCATGTGCAACGATACAAGGGGATTGGGTATTAGTTGTGCCGAAGAACAAAGCACCAGATGAATTTAAACATTTGCCTTCTATTTATGATCATGGTTATGGCGATCCAGATGGCACCCAGGGAATTAATTGTAAGCATATCCTTTATCCCGGAAGGCCAGACATTAATACAAACAACCAACCTCAATATGACGCTGACAAAGCGCAAGAAAATGCTGAAATACAACAAAAACAGCGTAAGCTTGAGCGTGATGTTCGTTATCAGAAGAAGCGTATGAATGCGGCGTTAGAATTGGAAGATCCCGAAACTGTACAAATGTGTAAGCAAGTGATTTCTAACAAGCAGAAACAGTTAAGAGAACTTATTAATGACAATGAGTTCTTGGTTCGTGATTACAGTAGAGAGCAGGTTTATTCAGACTGAAAGGATTGATACATTTTGAAAAAATTGACCATCAAAAAGAAAAGGGCAGCTCAAGGAGAAGTAATGCACACCGGAAACTATGACATTTTAGTTGATGGTGAACCAATCGATGATAACCGTCTGATAAACATCAAGATTGAGGCTGGTGCTTTTGAATATCCCACTGTATCTCTTGAATATAGACCTAAGGAGATAGAAATTGATGGAGTGGTAGTTAATGTTTCTAAAGGGGAGGCTAAATAAGTGGATTTCAAAGAAGCGAAAAGAAGAAAAGAACGTGGGCAAACGAACGAAGAATTTCTGAAATGGGTATTTGATGACGCTAAGGACTTCGAGCAAATATGCGTTACAGTGCAGTACCCTTCCGGAAGAGTTGAAACATTTTTTAGCCAAGAAGGGACTTTTCCGATAATAGGAATGATGGAAGTTGGAAAAATGCAAATAATTGATGATATGCAGTCCTAGAAATAGGACTTTTTATTTTGCCCCGAATACGGCGTTAAACTGTTCAATCCATCGAGGGCGTAGCCTCGTTAAACAACGAAAGGATGAATGAAATGAAACGAGAAGAATTAAAAGAATTAGGTTTAACAGACGAACAGATTGGATCAGTAATGGCTTTACATGGCGTAACTGTAAACGAACTGAACAGCAAGGTGTCTACCGCGGAACAGCAAGCGACTCAGTATCAAGAGCAATTAGACAAAAATCAAAGTGAGCTTGATGACTTTAAAGCAAAGTCTAAAGGGAACGAAGATTTGGAAAAGCAAGTGACTGATTTACAAACGCGCCTTGACCAAAACAAAACCGATTCTGAACAACAGATTGCAGATATTAAGAAATCATCAGCAATCGACTTAGCCCTAACACAAGCAGGGGCAAAGAATATCAAGGCTGCTAAAGCTTTACTAGATGGCGAGTCACTGGAATTAGCAGAAGATGGATTAAAAGGATTAGATGATCAATTGGCCGCGCTTAAAGAAAGCGACGGCTATTTGTTTGGCCAATCCGAACAAATCACACCTAATCCCGACGGTAAGAAGGCTACCTTTTCTGGGAATGCTAGTTCTGCGCAAAACGTTGAAGAAGATGCTTTTGCTAAAGCATTAGGAGTTATGCCAAACAAAAATTAAATTGGAGGGAATAAAACATGGCAATTAATTACATCACAAAAGACAATGGAATTTTCGATCAAAAAATCACCCAAGGGCTGTTAACTACTATCTTAGGTGTTCCACAAGTAGAATTAGTAAACGGTGGTAAATCATTCACGCTTACTACTATTTCAACATCAGGTTTGAAAGATCACACGCGTAACAAAGGATTTAACAGCGGTACCTATGGAAACGACAAAAAAGTGTACACAATGGGTCAAGACCGTGACGTTGAATTTTACATCGATAAACAAGATGTTGATGAAACAAATCAAGATTTGGCAGTAGCTAACATCTCAAATGTATTTATTACAGAACACGTGCAGCCTGAAATTGATGCTTATCGTTTCTCTACTTTAGCTGTAGGAGCAGGCAAGACTAAGGAAGAAACAATTACTGAGAAAAATGCTTATTCTGCAATTAAAGCTGCTATTTTGCCAGCACGTAAATTCGGCCCACAAAACCTAGTAGCGTTTGTATCAACAACGGTAATGGATGCACTAGAACGATCTGCTGAGTTCACTCGTAACATTACCAATCAAAACGTTGGTCAAACCGCCTTAGAATCCCGAGTAACCTCGTTGGATGGTGTGTTGCTAGTTGAGGTTTGGGACGATACTCGTTTTAAAACAAAATACAATTTTTCAGATGGATACGCTGATGCAGCGGATGCGCAAGACATTAATATCTTAGTAGTCGCTAAACAAGCAGTTATTCCAATTGTCAAAGAAAATACTGTCTTCTTATTTGCACCAGGTGAACATTCACAAGGGGATGGCTACTTGTATCAAAATCGTTTGTATCATGACTGCTTTATTAAAGAGCAACAAAAAGAAGGCGTATCTGTCTCTTTAGTCCCAAAAGCGTAGACCCATCCGGCGTAACTTTGAATAAAACAGCAGCTACGCTAGCGGTGGGAGCAACAGAAACATTATCTGCTACTGTAGCACCGACTGATTCAACAGATAAATCAGTTCAATTCACTTCTAGCGATGCGTCGGTTGCGACAGTAACGCCAGTTCAAGGGAAAGTGACTGCTGTGAAAGCGGGAACTACTACGATTACGGCGACAACCGTAAATGGTAAAACTGCTACGTGTGAAGTCACGGTGACCGCAGTAAGCGAAGGATAGTTTAGTAGCTATCCTTTTTAATTGAAAGGAGGCAGTTATGAGCTATCTTACACACGATGAATATTTAAAATCAGGATTCAACAAAGTATCAGTTTCGGAGTTTGATGACTTAGAAAAATGTGCTGCACGTCAGCTTAATCGAGTGACAGGCGATTTTTACATGAGACATTCTTTAGCTGATGACACGTTCAAATATCGAGTGGATAAGTTCAAAATCGCAATGGCTGTCCAAATTGAATATTTGAAGTCAGTTGGAGTTACTTCGTTATCAGACTTACTAAATGCTTCCCCTTCAAGTGTCAGCGTTGGTCGTATGCGTATTGAATCTGGAAGCACGAATGCAGCAACAGTTGGCAGAACGATGGTTGCAACAGAGGCTTATAACGAGTTGATCTATACAGGCCTGCTTTATAAAGGAGTTGACTATAGATGATTCCTTTAATGCCAAAAGAACTTTGTAACCAGTCAATTACTTTGAGGCTGCTAGATGGTCATGACAAATGGCAAAAACCTGTCTTTTCTGAACCAATCACGATTAATCATATGATCTTTCAACCTCAAACAGTTTACAGTGGGAGTAATAACAATCGGCAAGTGGTAGCGAACGCTATCGCTTTTTTGTTTGCAGGTGTGTCTGACCCAATGCCAACAATAACTAAGAAACATGTTGGTTCAGAGATTGATTTTGAGGGTGAGACTTACACTATCACAACAATCGTTGATAACCGCAATCCTTACAGCAATGAAGTTTATTCATATGAGCTGGAGGTGCTGTAATGCTGCATGTTAAGGTCGAAAAAAACGGTGTAGATCGTAAGTTGTCGGTGGTGAATATCAATTCAGCACTGTACTACATGACTGCTCAAATGCATCCAGACATGAACTTATATGCGCCAAAACGTCATGGGCATTTAAGAGACAAATCATTTGTGAGTAAGAACCGAATCACGTATGCAGTGCCGTATGCACAAGCGCAGTTTAGAGGGTTTGTTAATGGGAGTAGAGTCAGAAACTACACCACTCCCGGTACTAGCAGACGTTGGGATCTTAGAGCAAAAGCGAATCACATGGATGATTGGCGTAGGGCATTTATCAAAGGAGGAAACTTGTAATGGATTTATGGGAACGATTATCTGATTCAATAGATTCTATTCAAGGCCTTCCAATGCCATGCTCGATGGGATTCCTTAATGGAGAAGACACGCTTTGCGTCTATTCAATGCCGGGAAGTCGGACAGTCGAGGAATACTTTGACGGTACGAAAGAGCGGGAAATGCTCTATGAAGTCGGTTTTAATACGAAGGATCAAGAAAAAGCCAATAAGACATTATGGCTCATATCAAATCATTTAGACGAACTTTCAACTCTGAAGTCAGAAGATGGGAGCTTCGTCTTTTTAGGTATCGAAATAAGCGAGACTCCTTTTGTTAGTGAACAGGACGTTCAAGGAAACTCAACTTATCTATTAGGTATCAAAATCACTATTCATCAATTCAAAAATTAGGAGGAAACACAAATGGCAGAAAACAATAAAGAATTTTTACTGAACTTTAAAAACAAATTGGAAATCGACACAGCGGGGAATACTAATATTGCAGATGTGTCTAGTGCGTCGTTTGCGGTACTTGGAGCAGGTATCACAACTATTACTCCGGCTGCCGCAGATACTACTGATGCTTCTGCTTACTACGATGGTGGAGGATTCACTGACTCTACTGTAACTGGTAAAAACATCACATTCGCTGTAGCTGGACATCGTGTATTTGGTGACGCTGCGCAGGATTATGTTGCCGCTAAATTCTTATCTATTGGTGATGAATTGCGCACATTGGCTCAATGGACCGATGCAAAAGGGAATAAGGTACAAGCTGTGGTTACATTGACGGCTATCGTACCTTTTGGTGGAGCTGCGAATGCTAAGCAAACATTCAGCTTTACGATGGCGTTTAACGGTAAACCAGTAACGGTACCAGCGGTGGGGGAGTAATTAGCCCTACCAGTGTAGCGTTGAATAAAACGACGACTTCACTTGTGGTTGGGGCAAATGAAACCTTAACAGCTACTATTACACCAGCAACGGCAACTGATAAAACAGTGACTTATAAATCGAGTGATACCTCTGTTGCAACCGTTGATTCAACAGGGAAAGTTTCAGGAGTTAAAGCTGGAACTGCAGATATCACAGTGACTACCAAAGATGGTAGCAAGACTGCTAAATGCACAGTAACCGTTACAGCTGCATAAAAAAAGATTGAGAATGTATAACTAGAGGCTATGAAGCCTCTGGTTATTAGGAGGAAAACGAATGGCTATTAACAATATTATCGACTTAGATGCTAAATTAGCACTCACTAAAACAGTGAAAATCGCTGATAAGAATTATGATATTTCAATTTCCGACGAAATTGATTGTGCGCTTTCTGATTACGCGAATATTGATGTAACAGTTCAATTGAGAGATATGGCATCCAAACTTGAGAAGTTAGATGGTGTGGAAACTACTACTGCTGATCAATATAAATCATTTACTCAAGAAGAAATGATCTCAATGAGGAATGGCGCTTTAGCGACGCTTGACGTTGTTTTAGGAGAAGGAGAAGGCCAACGTATTTACGATCATTATGGGCAAAGTACGAAAGCCGTTAATACCGTTATTGGTCTCCTTCAAACAGAATTGGATAAGGTAATGGTCGAACGCAAAAAAGCTGCCGACAAGCATTACAGTAATCGGCATAAAAACAATAAAAAGAAGTGATTTAATTGTTTGATTTAATTGATGATCTTGAAACAACTATTTTGATTGAAGATTACGAAATCCCTTTGGATTTATCTTTTGATACAGTGCTGAAATTTTACGAACTATTGGAGGACGATCGTTTACAATCCTTCGAGAAAATATATAAAGCTTTTGATCTATTTTATTTTGGAGATGAAACGCTGTCCAAAACCTTTACTTTCGAGCAAAAGAGTAAGGCTGTTGAAGATATCAGCAATTATATTCAGAGAAATCCATACGGAAATGAAGAGAGCGGAGATGCTGGGTTCGAAGGTGTTGAACCTGAAAAATTGTACTCCTATACGCAAGATGCAGGGGCAATTTACGCCTCTTTTTTTTCTGATTACGGAATTGATTTGCTGAAAGAACGAGGAAAGATGCATTACATTACGTTCAAATCACTGCTGGCCGGATTAAGTGATAAAACACAATTTCAACGAATTCTATCTATTCGATCTAGAACAGTTAGCGGATTAGAAGGAGAATCACTGACAAATCTTTTGGAGTTGCAACAGTACTATGCTTTGGAGTCCGAAAAAACTGTGGATAACTTAGATAATCAATTAGGCAGCATGTTCGATATGTTAGCTGCTCAAGCACAATCAAATAAATAAGGAGAGGAGGTACATACATGGGAGCAGATGCAACGATTAACATTGATGTCATGCTGGCTAATTTACCTAAATTCAAGAACGATGTTTCACTAGTAGACGAGCTTTTAGCTAAGCTAGGAATAAATGCCGGCTCTAAAATGGATGAATCATTTAAATCCGAGACAACAAAAATTGAATCTATTGCTAAGTCAACGAAAAAAGATATTGATCAATCGTTAGACAAGCCAGTAAAGTTTACCATTAAAGCGGATAACTCAGAAGCTGAAAAGGGCGTCAAAGAAACCAAAGCGTTCTTGAAGGACATCCCCAAAAGCAAGATTACAGAATTAAAAGCTGATAATGATGGCGCTAGTCTGAAAATAAAGGCACTCAAAAGTGATATTTCAGCTATTCCTAATCAAAAGGAGACTACTCTAAAAGCTGATGCTACTCAGGCTAAAACGGAGACCAAAGAACTGGGAGATACCGTTGAAAAAACTGGCTCTAAATTTGTGGGCCTAAAAGAAATTATTGCTGGAACATTCATAGGCAATGCATTTTCTAAGGGTGTTGAGTCCGTTGGATCGGCTTTTAAAGAAACGTTTGGACGAGTAATCGAGTTAAACGATGCGAGCGTTGAATTTACAAACACAATGGGTATTTCGCAAGAACAAAGTAAGAAATACGAAACAGCATTAAACGATTTATTCAACAGCGGTTTGATCGAGACGATGGACGAAGGCAAAGAGATACTAAAAACTATCAATACACAGCTAGGTGATATGCCGATAGATCAACTCAAAAAAGTTTCTGAATATTCCGCTATCCTACAATCTCAATTTGGTATGGACTTAAACGAATCTTTGCGTGGTATAAACTCACTTATGACTAATTTTGGTCTAACTGCAGAAGATTCATTTGACTATATGGTTAAAGGCGCTCAATCAGGACTCGATAAAACGGGTGAATTGGGAGATAATCTCGCAGAGTACGGTCAGTTGTGGTCTCAAGCAGGGTTCAAGGCCGATGAAATGTTCGCAATTCTTGATAACGGGTTAAAGTCAGGTGCTTACAATCTAGATAAAGTGAATGATTTTGTTAAAGAATTTTCAATATCTTTAAATGACGGACGTATTGAAGATAATTTAGACAAATTCTCAGGTAAGACACAAGAAATTTTCCATGCCTTTAAAAATGGACAAGCTACTTCAAACGACGTATTCAAAAGCGTAATTTCCGATTTGAAAGGAACTACAAATGAGCAAGAAAAGCTTTCACTTGCATCTACAGTATGGTCTGCTCTTGGAGAAGATAACGCGATGAAAGTCATCGAAAGCCTAGGCGATGTTAACGATACTTTCGATAAGGTAGGCGGAACAGCCGAAAAAACACGAGAAGAAGCTGAGAAAGCTTTCGGAGTAAGAGTTAGGCAAGCAATTAGAGATGTAACCAGCGAATTGATACCCGTTGGAGAAAAATTACTAGATATAATTGAAAAATATTTACCTGAGTTGAAAGAAGTCGCAAAAAATACCTTTGGGAGTGCAGTGGATACAGTAAGCCGTCTTTTTTCTTATCTGGACAAAAACAAGTCCACGATTGGAAATATCACAGGCAACGTTAAAGATTTAGCAAAAGCGTTAGTCTCAGGAGCTTGGGATCAAGGAAAGGATATTCTCCTTGCTGTTGCAGATATGTTCGGTTTGATCGATGATAATACAAAGAAAATCAAAGATCCTCTTAAACAGTTGGATAAAATCATTGAAAACCTAGCTGACAATAAAGATAAAGTTGAATTACTGGGTAAAGCACTTGTGACTATGTTCGCAGTGAAAAAAGGTTTTGAATTCATTTCGATGATCAATCAAGCTCGTAAATCTCTACTTGAATTTACTGCAGTCGAAAAAGCAACTAGCTTTTTAAGCGGAGGATTTGGAAACGCCACTAAAGCAGGAGTGACTCAAACAGTTACGGAGACGGCAGCTACTGTAGCGCCTGCAGCTGTTGGTGGAACAGGTATTGCAGCGAAATTAGGATCTTTAGTGACAGGACTGGCTAAGTTAACACCGGTTATAAGCGTGATAGCAAGTGTACCAGAGCTTTTCAAAAAAGGATCTACAGGAGAAAAAACTGGAGGATTTTTAGGCGGTATCGGCGGCGGTCTTGGTGGTGCTAAATTAGGCGCGGCGATCGGTACGATGATAGCGCCAGGAATTGGTACCGCAATAGGTACCGTATTAGGCGGCGCGGCAGGCCAGTTCGCCGGCTCGAAATTCGGTAGTGGGTTTGTTGGCAGCTTGCAAGAATCTCTGAATGGAAAACCGTTGAAGCCTAAAGTAGAAAAAACAAAAGCTGAAATCGAGGTCGAAATAGACGAAAAGAAAATCAGCAAAAAGATTACCCCTGCAATTAATAAGTTAAATAAAGAACTTCTTATTAAGATGGGAATTGATACTAAGAGTGCTCAAAAAGCAAAAAAAGAATCCGACAAACTTTTTGAAGAGATGGGCAAAGACATCGATGATTACTATGACAGCAAACAAAAAAGATCCAAAAAGGATCTAGATTTACTTGTTAAACAAGGGGTTATGACACGTAAAGAAGCTGATAAACTCCTCAAAAAAGAACAAGAAAACAATGATGCTTCCAAAAAAAGTAAAAAAGATGCGCTCATAAAAATGCAGACGACCGTCAACGAATACTACAAAAAGGTAGAAGGCATTCAGAATGATTCCAGCAAAAGTGAAAAACAAAAAAATAAAGAACTTAATAAATTACGGAAACAGTTCGTCAAGGATTATGTTGCTGATCAATTTGCCATGAATGGGAAAGCTGTCGAAGCAATCGAAAGCGGAGCAAAAGAACAAGAAGATTTGCTTAAACAACTACGTAAGAAAAAAGGCAAGTTAAGCGCAAAAGATATCGAGGCGACGCAAGAAGAAGCGGATAAACTTTACGAAGCATCTGTCAAACCAGCAAAAAAGACTCGTGATGATGTTATTAATGCTGCTGAAAAAAAATATAAAGAGACTGTTAAAGCAGCTAAACGGCAACGCGATGAAACCGGTACTTTGTCGAAAGAACAGTATGAGAAAGTTGTAAAAGAAGCAAGAAGGCAACGTGATGGGACTAGAGATGCGGCGAATGACCAATTCAGCAAAGTAACCTCAAAAGCACGTGATCAAAAAAATAGGGTTAGTTCAGAAATTAATTCGCAAAAAAATTCAGTTGTAAGAAACGCTCAAGAGCAAGCTAGAGAACATATTGGTGCATCACAAAATGAATCAAGAACTGTTCAGGGGTCTTGGGAAGGCTTAAAAAGAAATCTGTCAAGCATTGTTGAAGCGATCGCACACGGTATAGGTAGTTTGATAAACGGACTGAACAAGGACTGGGGTAAAGGTCTCAAAAATTTCAAATTTGGAGCCCATGCAAAAGGCACTAGCGGATTACCGGAAGATGAAATTGCTCTAGTTGGTGAAGAAGGGTTTGAAATGGCCCATCATCCATCTAAGGGAATTTTCGCGGTCGGTGTAAATGGTCCCGAAATTAGACCTTTACAAGCAGGTACGTCTATTTTACCTCATGAAGCATCGAAACAGTTTTTATCTATGACAAAAGGACTTCCTGCCCATGCGGATGGCGTGTGGGGGACCATTAATAACATTGCTGACTGGGTAAAAGAGAAAGCCGAAAATGCTGCTGACTTCGTTAGCGATGGTGCTGACAAATTGTATGAAACAATAACAGATAAATTAGGCGTTTCAAAATTCTTAGGTTCACTGGGAGGAGAAGGAAACGCAGAGTTTCAAACAGCTAAAGGCGGACTGAATTACGTTAAAGACAATGTTGTCAAATACGTCCAAGAACTTTTTGATAAGTATCAGAGCGAAATAGGTGGTTCAGGTAGCAGGGGCGAATTCATTAAATACGTGTTGGCTCAACAAGGTAAACAATATGTTTGGGGAGCTGAAGGTCCAGACACATTTGACTGCTCTGGATTAATTATGTGGGCGTTAAAACAAGTCGGAATCCAATTCCCGCATTACACAGGAGATCAATGGGGAGCGACAGACCATATCAACGAAAAAGAAGCGCGTCCTGGCGACTTGGTTTTCTTCGGGCCTGGAGCAAGTCGACATGTTGGAATGTATACAAAACCTGGAGAAATGTTTAATGCTTCTTCTCCTAATGCTTATGGTCCTGGAAATGGTATCGGTTATAGTCCTTATGCTGCACCTGATTTATTAGGATTTGCAAGAATAAAGCAACTGAGCGATGGTGGCGGAGGACCAGGCAAAAGTTTTCAAGGTAAGTGGGATCAAGCTATCAGTACAGCAGCGGCACAAATGAAGGTATCCGTAACAGCCTCTGATATAAGGAATATTCTTAGTCTGATTCAACATGAATCAACTGGAAATGAGAAAGTAATTCAGAGCTCTGCCGTATGGGATGTAAATACCGCATCGGGAAATCCAGCGAAAGGATTGCTTCAATTTATTCCGCAAACATTTGCAAGATACGCTATGCCAGGTCATGGCAATATTTTTAGTGGGTATGATCAACTATTGGCATTTTTTAATAATGCTCGATGGCGTTCCGAATTTAATCCAATGGGCGGGTGGAGTCCGAACGGCCCTAGGCGATTCGCCGAAGGAGGCGAAGTAAGTAGTCCTACTCTTGCTTGGATTGGTGAAGATCCTAATTATGCTAAAGAATTTATTATCAATCCTGCTAAAGACAGTGCTGATTTGCTTATTCAAAAAGCGATAGCAGCTAGAGAACAGTATAAGCCAACACCTTCTTCTCAAAACTATTCTTCAAACAATAACTCAACCGGTCGCTTTGTGACTCAAACTGATTTGAATCAGTTGATAAATAAGATTAACGAACGACCAGTTAAAGTGAATAGTATTTTGGATGGAAAACAAGTTGGACATTCAGTTGATCAAACGAATGCGGGAACTTTAAAACGTAAGCTATATACGGCAAGGAGGGCTTAGATGGTAAAAACAGATGTCTTATTAAGATTTAGTGATTGTGATTACTGTTTGACGAATGATCATGATATTAAAGTTGCTTCAATTGTCATTGGAATGCCCGTCCCAAAAAATGAATTTACATCATTTCAAGGATCCGTCGGCCAAAGATTAGTTAATCATTCATTTGATTCATTTCCAATCATGCTTGATTTTGATTTAAAGGTCAGCACTTTAGACGACCTCGTTTTAAGAGAAACTGAGTTGAGAGAATTGTTTTCTCGAGAAGCTGAATACTATTTCATCTATTCGAAAGAGCCGGGAAAACGTTATCCAGTGTCTTTAGACAGTATATCGGTTACAAAAAAAGCGTTTTTCATGTCTCATTTCACTGTATCTTTTAATGTGTTTAAAGGGTACGCTGAATCGATTGCCTCAACGCTATCTGATTTCAGTCTGAATAATGAATGGCAATTCAGTCAGGGACTTGTGGATGGAGATTACAAATATACTCATGAAACTAGTCGTTTTACTATCTTTAACGCTGGGAGTTTTCCTATAGATCCTAGAGAAGTGTATTTAAAAATCACTCTACAAGGTGAGTCTGGAGGAAGTGCGACCATCTTTAACAGAACTACTGGGGAAAGATTCATCTATTTCCCTGAGTTCTCTACTAATTTAGGGCAAACAGTCACTATAGATCGTGTATATCCGAAATTAAACGGTGTTAGTCGGGGCATTGATACAAATCACGGATTAATCACACTAGTCGAAGGGATCAACGAAATTGAAATTCAAAATGTAGCTAACGTTAAATCTTTTTGGGATTTTCGTTATTTATATAAGTAGGTGATATCATGACTGATTTGTTAGTTAGAAATTTAGAAGAGAATAAAGAAGAAATCCTTATCGGTTATGATAAGGATTCTTTCTATGAATCTTGGCAAGAAAATGAAACGTGGGAAGTCAGTTTTACTATACAAAGAACAAATTTTAACGGAATTAGTTTTGATTTGATTGATTACGAAAACATTTTGATTTGGAATGGTCAACGCTTTGTAATCAAGCAAATGGCCAGTTATGCTTCAGGAGAACAGGTTTATAAAGATGTGACAGCAACACATGTTTACTACACCATCCAGGACTGTTGGCAGTATAACGTTTTAACAGGAACAAAAACTATTAAACAATTGCTGACTCATATTTTTAGCAGTGGAAACAATGGTTTTTCATGGGAAGTCATCGATGCAGATAATACTTTTTTATCTGTGGAACAAGAAAATTTTGGTAACGGGAACTATCTAGATCTTATAAATGAGGTGCTAGATGATTACGGTGCAATCGTTATTCCGGACAACAAATACTTGCGCTTCTATCCTAAAGGAGCATATGGAAAAGTTACCGAGCAGCAAATCAGATACAAATACAATACTGATGATGTGAAGTTTGATATCGATACATTCGCATTGAAAACTCAAATTCGGGGATCTGGTAAAAAAGATGACAACGATAAATATTTATTTAGTCCAATCACATATACCTCTCCTGAATCTGAAAAATGGGGCATTCGTATTCAAGATCCTGTCGAAGACGAAAGATATACTATTGCATCAAATATGACCGCTCGTTTGAAGCAAGAACTACACGATTATCCTGATATTTCAGGAACGGTAACAATGAAATGGGCAACAGCCGTAAATAAAGGTGATAAGGTGCCGTTCATTTATGAACCTTTGAATATCAACACAACTATTCAAGTGGTTGGTATGACAACATATCCAGCGTTACCAAATAAACCGCCTGAAATCACGTTATCAAATACGAAGAAAACAATGACATCAATACTAGCGAACTTGGCTAGGAAAGGAGTGATTTAGTGGAACTACTAAAACTCATTAAAAATCGGATTTCAACAGAATGGAAAAAAACGTTCAACGATAATGTGGATATCTTAAATAGAATCATTCTAGGACAAAACCAGAAAATCGATGTGACGAATAAGCGCATTGATAATGTAGTCTTGCATAGTGGTGGTGATTCGCCAAACGAAGTAGTTGACGCGCGAGTAAATAATAAAGGCGAAACATTCGATACTTTAGAAGACCGCCTACTTAACGCTGAGAATGTGCATGATTTGGATATCGAATTAGCGAATAAACAAATCTCAGATAATAAAGACCAGCTTTCGCAATTAAACGAAGTTGTCAGAATGCTCTATAATGCGGCGGGATCAAATATTGCAATTTATGTTTCAAAAGAGCGTGGAAGTGATGTGGTTGGAGATGGAACACAAGAAAAACCATTTCGAACGATTCAAACAGCTGTTAATCAAATACCTCTCATTAATCGCTCGAATACAACTATTTTTATTGAAGATGGAACCTATTTAGAGGACGTACGCATTTCTAACTGTTCAGCTGCAGTAATTTACATTCGATCTATTCAAAATGTTGACAGTTTAGATATTAAAACAAATATCATGCCGGTTAAAGTCAGATCGATTGGATTCATATATTGCCAAGGTTACTTTAATTTATACGGTTTAGAGTTCGTTGATCAAGTAAATGTAGAAAACACATTTACTACAAAAATGTCAATTGTTTGTGAGCAAGGCGGATATCTTTCAGTTAACAGATGTGGTTTTAGAGAAAATACAAAATCCTTTGACCAC